CCTCACCTCCCCGAGTGCGTAGGGCTGCCTTGAACAAGTTGATGGACTGGACTGCTCTCTTCCCGCATGTGAATTTTCCCCAAGTGATGCTGTTGTGAGGCAACACGAGTGGTTTTCCTTGCCCTCCTACACAGACGTAGCAGACTGTCGACTACCCATCAACGTAGTTAGAAGGACCCAGTTAGGTAGAAAACGTAGATCCTTCAAGTTAGCCGGTATGGAGCCCAATGCCTACCGGTTTCCGAACCCAACACTGCACAACATACTGTGTGCACTCGTTACCCGCGTTTACGGTGTGAAGCACGAAGGTAGATTCGTTAAGTGCCCACAACCCGTTCCCGGGACGTTTCGACGATTGGACCAGTTTCGTCGAGACGTTATTTGCAAGACCGGTAAGGTCCCCCCGATCAGCATGGAGCAATTCGTGTCTTCGTATCAGGGGCGCCAGAAAGTCGTGTATGAGAACGCGAGAGCATCGCTCGCCATTCGAGGCCTGACGCGGAAGGACGCCCGCATTAAGGCTTTTGTGAAGGCTGAGCGCATGTTGCCTGGGAAAGACCCTCGCATTATTCAACCACGCGAGCCTAGGTATAACATAGTTGTTGGACAGTGGCTCAAGCCCATGGAGAAGAAAATATTTAGAGGCGTAGATCGAGTTTGGGGCGCTCCCACTATCATGAAGGGATACAACGCTCATGATTGTGCGCGGCTACTGCGGGAGAAATACCTGCGGTGCCGCGCGCGGTTTGGCGATGTGGTTATGATTGGGATTGATGCTTCACGTTTCGATCAACACGTTTCATTGGAGGCGTTGCAGTATGAGCATGAGTTTTATTTGGGCGTGGCTAAGTGGGGCCATGCTCGACTCCGTGAGTTACTTTCATGGCAGTTGTGGAATCGGGGGGTTGCTAGAACCCCCGACGGACGCCTGAAGTACATGACGCGGGGCTGTCGTATGTCCGGGGATATGAACACCAGTTTAGGCAATTGCGTGCTGATGTGCGCAATGGTGTATCATTATTTTCAAGAGCTAGGTATTCGTGGTGAACTCGCCAATAATGGCGATGACTGCGTACTGTTTGTTCATCCCCGTGACGTCCAGATAATCCGTGCAACTCTTAACGGTTG